GCCCGCTGTGATGTTGTCAGCAGTTGCATCAGTCTCGCTGTCGTCTGAATAGTTAGGTTCTTTGTCGGAAAGATCGTTCCAATGTGGGATGTCGATGATGCGTCCACCCGTTTTGGCTTTGGCTTCAAGGATGGGGTTGGTGACGATTACTCCGCTCTCTGCATAAGCAGTTTTTTCGGGGGAGTATACGGATTGATATGATGCGAACACTTCTGGTTCGATGATGTCGGATAGTTGTGTCATGGTGTTGGTTCCTTTCTGTTAGGATTTGTTAGGATGTGATTGAAATGACACCACCTTCAGCTTCTAGGAGCTGGTCGTAGGTGTCTCGGTCGTTGCGGAAAAGTTCAATTTTCTCCGCACCCGTCATTTCTGACAGTTTCTTCTGAGTGCTACCAGCACCTTGGCTTCCCGAAGCACCGCTTCCGTTCGCCTTACTCCCGATCAATACGGGGGCAAAATCTTTGTTGTCGAGAAACTCTTTTTTAAGTTCCTCAATGGTTAGAGCAGAAGGTTTTCCTTCCTTGTCTAACACTCTGGTGACAAATTCACCATTTTGTTCCTCAGTTGTCAAGCGTGAAATGATTTCTTTTTTCATTAAACTGGGAACAGTTGAAATTTCACTAGCGATCTCAGACGCAACTGAGTCAACGAGGATCTTGTTGAGCGCATTTGTTCGGGCTTCCACTTGAGATTGCAACTCCTCCTCAACACGGGAGAGTTTTTCCTCGTAGCTCGATTTGAGCGCATCAAAATCATCCTTGGGAACTGCACCAGTTCGGAGATCCAACACCTCTTGTTCTTTGGCTGTTAGTTTCTCCTTGAGTTTTGCAATCTCCTCCTCCGCTTTCACACGGGCTTCTTTCTCATAATCCTTGGCACGTTTAAGCGCACCGAGGTCTTCTTTTGGCATGATCTTGGATGGATCAAGTGTGTATCCGTCATCAGCTTCGGTGAGCAATGCACGGAGTTCTTCGGGTAGTGTTTCGTAGTTTTCCTTTGTCGTCTTCAACATAGTGTTAGCATTTTGTTAGAAAAGTTTTAAAAGTCAAATAAAATTGTTAGAGTTTGCGCTTGAACTCATCGAGAGTGATAGGTCGGAAGTTTTTATCTAACCGAAGTTTGCCAAACCTCTCCGCACTCATCTTGTCGAACTCTTTTGCCCACCCCTTCCCTAGTGCTTCTTCTTGATACTCTTTGCTCTGCTTCTTGAGCCATTCATAATAGGTTTGATCTGCGGGAACATATCCAAATTGAGATGAGCGGGTAGCTCCTTCAGCAAACATCTTTTCTCCTTTCGGTAGCGGGATGAATGAACTCCGACACCTAACATGAGCGGGTGGCATGATGCCTTTCCCATACGTGAACACCCGACCATCCAGAGATTGACACAGCGGGGTGGTTCTGGAATCGAGAGTTGAACTCCATTGATACTGCTCAGAGATGTGTTTGTTCCGCTTGAGCGTGGCTAGTCTCCCCATCGTGGCTGTGTGCTGAACCGCAGTTCGGGCAATCGCATCAGCATCCCGCATGAGCTTCACTCCCAAACCGTCTTTGTATCCGTTGGCTTTCGTTCCCCGTATGGATCGGATCAGATCGTCCGTGGTCAATCCGCTGGCATATGCTTTACGCACCGTCTCAGCTAGTTTCTTCTTTCTCGATTCCGTCCAATCTCCGACAAACTGCTCCAACAACTGACCAGTTGCAGACATGGTTGAGTTCATGGCGAGTGCAATGGCGTAGTTCCTCCCAGAGTAAGCGACAACACCCGCTGGTGACATCTCATCCATGAGTTTGTATTCTGCGGTTGCAGTTGTGCGTGCAACTTGATCAAGTTTTTCAATGAGGTCTTTTGTCTGCGGAGCAATAAATCGTTTCTCAACCTCTAACAAATCCGCAACCAACTCGTTCACCGCTTTCTTCGTTCCGACACCCAGAGCATCACCAGCGGAGATTGTTTTGATGATCTCGTTGAGCCATTGGCGGTGGTCGGCATAGAAATCTTTCATGATGCCACTCTTGAGCATCTCGATCTGCACTTGCATCTTGACCACATAATCAAAAACATCTTGATCCGATAACATTATTCAACTGGGGTTTTTGTTTGAGAAAAATCAAATGGCGTAGCTTGCAACATCGGGTTTCTCTCCTCAATTTGAGTTTGTGCCACGTCATCCTCCTCATACGCCAATTGACCATCCTTGAGGATCTTTCGGATCTCCTCAAACGTCACTAGGTCGGAGTTCCACAACGACACCAGAGCGGTGATCTCTTGAGGTGAAAGGTTGTTAGAGTCAAAGTCTGTGTTGAGTTCAAACACGATCTCAGCATCTCGATTTGTTAGAAACTTCAGAGCGTGTTGGAGTGCTTGCACCATCGCATCTGAAACATTGTTTGCCGTGTTTGCAAGGATCGAGTTTTGCCCGACACTATCCGCTGAGATCTCGGTGGCTGTGCGTTGCACCTCAGCTTTTTCGATCAACCTTGCACCGATGGCAATCATGAGTTTTTCCTTGTGTCCCATCGCCTCAAACGCCAACATATTTGGTTGGGCTTGTAGGAGTCCAGCGGTTGCACCTTCGGGGAGGAGAATGGCGGAACGAGATCCGAACTCAACTCCACCATTGAACACGGTATCAATCCAGTTGCGGGATAGGTTTGTTAGATATGGCGTGGGTTGTCCGACGATAAAACATGATTCCTCATAATCCGCTGAGTTGCGATAGTGCGCAATGTTGAGAGTTGCAAGATCGTAGAGAGGAGCTTCGTCAACCGTTTCATCATTGTTCTCCGATCCGCAAAACACAAACGGGATCTCTGTTAGAGGTGTCCCAGTTGAATCCAGCGGTGTTGTCGATTCGATGAGTTCAAATGATTGACCTTCACCTCGGTAGAGTTCGGAGTAATAGATCCCGTCTCGGAGGATGAGAACACGGTAGACGGTTTCCGTTTCTTGTTCAAACTCATCATTGTCATCTCGTTCACGGGTTTCAGCCAACACAACGAGTGAGAGCATTTTCCGACCATTGATCACCGTAGTTTTCCAATTGATGATGCACTCAGATGAATAGAAAGCGATGATGGGTTTCACCCCAGCGAGATCCGCCTTTGTTAGAACATTGTCAACTTGGGGAAAATCAACTAGCAGACCACCACGTCCCACGGATACCACCTCCTCAAGGAGAACTTTTGCTTGTTGTTCCAATGTTAGACCATCATCGGATTCATTCATGATCTCCAACTCTGTGGGGATCTCGATAGTTGTGGGTTTGGAAAACACCATCCCAACCAGACCTTTGAGCGTGCGTGATGTGGAGTTGAAAAACACCGCTCGGTTCAAATATTGCAGATAGCGGGCTTCATTCTCTGGGGATGTGTCCAACTTGTTAGGTTTCGGGAGATAAAGTTCCCGTTTCCCTTTGACGGCATTCTCCCCTTCGATACAATCGTGGATCTTTTCCCATTTGAGAACATTTTCACGATAGCGAGGATGTAAGGTGTTGATTTTCTGTGAGGTGGTCATGGTTTTGTTAGAGTTTGTTAAGCATGGATTCTGTTAGAAGTCAAACTAAAAGACAAAGTTGGTTTTTATACTCTCCGCTTTTCCAGAGTCAGCATCGAGACATCGGTAGCGGAGCGCATCGTAGAGGTGATCCTCCGCATGTGTGTCCACATCCTCGACCTTTTTCTCATCGAGCGGAAGGATCGGCAAAGTTGCAATCATACCACGGCAGTTGTCGGTGAAATACAAATGAGGAGCATCGTCATTGGTCATGGCGTTTTTGAGTCTCGACCTAACAAGTTGCAATCCCACAACCCGTGATCCAGAGGATTTGTTAGACCTCGTCCACTCCACTCCAACATCCTCCATCATCTTTGCAATCGAGTCCGTGGATTTTTCGTTGACGTTCCAGATCTGGTTGTCAGCCACCCCAGCGTGTATTTTTCCATTCACCCAACCAAGACGTTGCAATGTGTTCTCGTATTCAACGATTCCCTCAGCTATCTCCACAGCGGAGAGTTTTAGACCTTTGTTAGATCCAACCGCTTCTGTGCCATACCACTCGGCAATCTGGATGAGTGAGTTCGGTGGTGGGCAAAATGTTTCACCGTTCGGGAGTTTTGCTTCTGTTCCGTCACTCTCCGCCCACCAACACACAGCGAACGGGTGAGAAGATCCCCAGTCAAATGACCTATCAACACGCCAAGATGGTGGCACAACAAACTGCGGGATGACGTGAACGTCACGTCTCCACACGTCATCAATTGCTCCTCCAGCCACGATGTCCCAATCCCCGTTTAGCATAGCTCTGACCAGTTCGGGAGATCCAAGCCCCTCAAGCGTTTCTTTGTAGGATTCATCAAGTGACGGGTTGTCGGAAAGAAGTGCGGGGAGATATTGACGCTTGAATCCACCTTCTGATGGTGGTGTCTCCACTATTTTCCCATAAGGAGCATAGTCAACAAAAGTTCTCTTTACCCAGTTATGCCCGACACCGCTGGGGTTTGATCCGCTGAGTATCCGTGGAAACTTTCCTTTGAACTGGTCGGGGAGTTCTAGTGTTCCGATTCGACACCGTCCACGGAGATAGCGGTAGATTGATTCTGTGAAATGAGTAAGCTCGTCCAGTAATAAAAAGTGAATTT